CAATTATTATGATAAAACGCACGACTATGAAACGAAATCAAATAGCATCTCCCGTAAACAAGTACCAACAATATACGTTTCGGGCAGGGTGGAATTCTAGAAATATTTACGATAGATTTACCGCACAAAATGGCATTGTTCCAAGTCAAATTTATCATACCACGATGATTCCCGATTATTATGATTTTGTGTATGAGGCAATAATTTGGACGGAATATATGGAACAAATGAATGGGGTTGTTGAAAATATTTCGTTTGAAAGTGATGAATATTGGGGTGAAACAAACAATTATAAGTTTGTCACCAAGATTTCTCAATTTGAACAATTAACAGATCTTCCCACAACGAATGATCGACTTGTGCGTAATAAATTTTCGATTGATGTAAAGGCATATATACTTCCACAAAGTGCATTGGACAAAAACAGTAATAGAGTAGCAACAACTCAATTACAATATTCTCCAAAAAAAGTGGTATTTGACACAGAAATTCTTACGAATACTATATAATAATAACTTTGGAAATAGTGAGTGATATTTATTAATTAGATTATATGAGTTTCGACACGAAATTATATATGTATGATATATAACCGTTTTATACAATGAGGCAGGTATGAAAAAAGTTACTGAAACCGAGTTATTAGAAATTCAGAAAATGCGGGAATCACTTCTTGAAATTGTTGTTTCGATTGGAGAACTAACGCTTAATAAATTTCTAGTACAAACACAGTTGGATAGTATTTCTACAGATATTAATGCGCAGCAATCTGCATTTATGGATTTTAAAGAAAAAGAAAGGGTTTTATTTGAGAAGTTGCAACAGACATATGGAACTGGTAACATAGATATGGAAACCGGGGAAGTATCAGAATAATACAACCCACACCTTGGAGAATAAGTAATGGCTAACGAGCGCATAGTATCACCCGGAGTATTTACCAGAGAAAGGGATTTAAGTTTCCTTACTCAAGGTATTAGTGAAATCGGGGCAGCATTTATTGGGCCGACACCAAAAGGCCCAGCGTTTATCCCGACCATAGTACGTGGTCAACAAGAATATGTTACCAGATTCGGTGAAGCAGATACCAATCATTACACAGGATTGGCGGCAAAAAATTATCTCCGTGAATCTGCCGTGGCAACGGTGGTTCGTGTATTAGGAACTACTGGATATGATCCGGCTACCACGAAGTCGGTGGTAATTTTTGCCACAGGCTCGGCAGGTAAAAAAGTATACGCGGTATTACATCCAAGTAGTACAGGCAATACACTTACAAATGCATTAGCAGCGGGAACTACGAGTAGTTTTAGTTTAGTGGTATCTGGATCAGGCGGCGCAATTATCAGTGCAAGTGCATTAAGTCCAACGGAAGGATTGTCCAATTCATTCCAAGATTATTTTTCTGCCACGCCAACCACAACACAAAATTCATATGTATATGCAATTTTCCCAGAAGCAGTTACTGCATCACTAGGAATTAACATTACATTCCAAGCAGTAACATCCAGTACTGTGTTGAATTTTAACGGATCAAGTTATGGTAATTACAACCACGCTAGCACGCCGTATATTCAATCACAAACATTGGGTGGTAGTAAATTAGATCTATTTAAGATTAATACACTTAGTGACGGCAATTCTGCAAACAAGGAAATTAAAGTATCATTTGCAAACATGAAGCCAAGTGGTGATGCTGAATATAATTTTGGTACCTTTACAATGTTCGTTCGTCGATATGATGATACGGATGCACGGTCAGAGATATTAGAACAATTTGATAATGTAAATCTTGATCCAGATAGTCCAAATTATATTGCACGAATCATTGGCAATAGTGCACCAACCGAAGATACCGTAACGGGTGAAATGTACTATCAAGGTGATTTCCCGAATAATTCACAGTATATTTGGGTAGAAATGACAGACTCGCAGATTCCAGAAACAGCACTTCCGTTTGGATTTGCGGCATATTCATCTACGATTTCTGCAGCATCATCAGAATTAAGTGCTCCCGATTATGTTACAAGTCGTTGGCTTGATGGGGCAGTTGAAGGATATACTACCCAATCAATCGACAAGAAATACTTTTATGGTTGGAATTTTGACGCAGCATATGAAACCAATAATTCTTACCTTGGACCAATTCCATCGGGATCATTAACTGTTGGTACGGTATTTAATCTTGAAGACATTGTGGATGTACCGAATGGAGCAGTACCAAAGGCAATCTCATTGACGGACGCAGATAGTTTCATCTATCGTAAGTTCTCAGTGGCATTCCAAGGCGGATTCGATGGGTTAAATCCTGCACGTGACATTAATATGGGTGGCGATATCGTTGCTACCAATAGTCAAGGATTCAACTTAGCAACGTCAGTATCGGCGGGATCGGTATCCTATAAGAAAGCATTGGATGCTATTAGTAATCCCGATCAGTTTGATTTTAACTTGTTAGTACTTCCTGGTGTAATTTATGAACTACATTCATATGTTGCAAACTATGCACTAACATTGTGTGAAGATCGTGGTGATGCATTCTACATCATGGATACCACACAATTAACGGCAACACTGGCAACAGCAACAACAAAGGCCGCTGAAATTGACAGTAGTTACGCAGCAACCTACTATCCGTGGCTACGAGTCATTGATACGAATACCAACAAGTTAATTTATGTTCCACCTTCAGTGATTCTTCCAGAAATCTACGCATACAACGATAATGTTGCAGCAGAATGGTTTGCACCCGCTGGATTAAATCGTGGTGGCATTGCAAGTGCAGTCGGTGTCAAGGTTCGCTTACCACAAGCAAGTCGTGATACACTCTACGAAGGAAAGGTTAACCCAATTGCACAGTTCCCAGGACAAGGCATCTGTGTGTGGGGTCAGAAAACATTACAACGCCGTTCATCAGCATTGGATCGTGTGAACGTCCGTCGTTTGTTAATTGCGGTGAAGAAGTATATTGCAAGTTCGTCACGTTATTTAGTGTTCGAACAGAATGTTGAAGCAACGCGAAATCGTTTCCTCAACATTGTTAACCCGTACCTTGCAAGTGTACAAGAACGTTCTGGATTGTACGCATTCCGTGTGGTCATGGACGACACAAACAACACACCTGATGTGATTGATAGAAATATCCTCTACGGACAACTCTATCTACAACCCACACGAACAGCAGAATTCATTGTTCTTGACTTCAATGTTCTCCCGACAGGTGCGCTATTTCCTACTGCGTAAGTTTAACTAAATCAACAATTTACACGACTTACAGTGGAAACAAAAATAAAGACAGTTTGAATAAACTCCGTGATACTTATTAGTAAATGGGTATCACGGAGGTCAAAATGACTAAAAAATGTTCGGAATTAAGAAATTGTGAAGTATGTAACACGGATTATGTGGCAAAGATAGTTACGGCAAGATTTTGTTCTCTGAAGTGTATGTATGTTTGGAGGTCTACTCTTCCAAAAAAACAACGACAAAAGAAACAACTTGTTATCAAAATATTAGGTACTGGAAACTGCTTATATTGCGGGAAATTGTTTGATATACTGAAAAATAGAAAAACTTTATGTTCCCGACGATGTATGTATGACTGGAGAAAATCTCAGCATAAAGAAACAGTTCCTTGTCTAACCTGTGGTAAAGAGTTTGATAAGTACAAGAAAAGTAAAACTCGGTATTGTTCAGATATATGTGCAAAAACTTCCGTTGAGAAAAAAGAAAAACTTCGCAGGTGGGGATTGAGTAAGAATAATCACTGGAATAATTCAACCATTCAATCTAAAGTAAGAACTACTAAGAAAGAACGATACGGTGATGAAAATTATAATAATACTGATAAGCAAATAAAAACTGCATTTGAAAAATACGGAACATATACGATGTGGTTGGGAAAATCTCAAGGAAAACGCATAAGTAATCCACAAAGAAAAGTTTATGAAAATGTATTAAAAGAACACACGGATGCGTTATTAGAACATTGGTTACGAGATGCACAAAAGAGTGTAGATGTTTACATTCCTTCAACCAAAACTATTATTGAGGTATATGGTACATATTGGCACTGTGACCCTAGAAAATATGCAGGTAATTACTACAATAAATCAATGAAGTTAAATGCACAAGAAATATGGGAACGAGATACAAAAAGAAAAAATTTTCTAGAGTCACTTGGATATACAGTAAAAGTTTTGTGGGAGTTGGATGTAAAATAAATAATATACATATTTATAGTTAGATATCCTTTCGGAGATTATACATGGCAAACTTAGTATCAGAACAAGAACTTTTCTTTACCGCGTTCGAACCAAAAATGAAGAATCGGTTCGTCCTATATATGGATGGAATCCCTTCATATATTGTAAAAAAAGTCGCACGTCCAACACTTAAGCAAGATTCAAAACCATTAGACCATATTAATCTCCAACGATATGTGAAAGGCAAGACCACATGGGGAAGTATGCAAATGGAATTATACGATCCTATTGTTCCATCGGGTGCACAAGCCGTTATGGAATGGGTGCGTTTACATCACGAATCGGTCACGGGTCGTGACGGATATCTTGAATTCTACAAGAAAGATTTAACGCTCAATGTTCTTGGACCTGTTGGCGATAAGGTTGAAGAATGGATTATCAAGGGCGCACAAATTACTGAAGTTAACTTTGGTGAACTTGATTGGAGTACAGATGATGTAATGTCATTTACACTTACCGTGCAAATGGATTATTGTGTTTTAAATTTTTAAACTACATCTTGATTATTGTGTTCTTTGGTTAGAATCACATAATTTAGTTGTATTTTCAATCTCCTCTGTGATATATATAGTAAACGTATATCACAGAGGAGATTTTTATGTTTATTTGTAAGCGTTGTGGAAATGAATATCCTTCATATAATTCATTGTCAAAACACACTAGAACTGCATACAAATTAAGCGGAGAAGCATTATATCGTGAATATTATTGTATAAAAGAAGTTCCCACTTGTAAATGTGGTTGTAAAACTCCTACCAAGTGGCGTATTGACCGTGGATATGGAGAATATGTCAATGGTCATAATTCAAAAGGAGCTTCAAACTCAATGTTTGGAAAAACTCATAATAAAACTGCACGTGAGAATATTTCTAAGAAACGTAAAGAAAAATTTGCTAATGGTGAATATAATTTTATCAATTCTGTAAAATGGGCAGAGATTCAAAAAGAAGTTTGGAAGCGAGACGGTTATAAAGAAAAAATGAAAGCGGCTCGTGAAAAATCGGGATGGCGTGAAAAAATATCAAAAAAACTATCGGGTGAAAATAATCCATTTTATGGTAAAAAACGACCTGAACACAGTAAATTGATGAAATCCACTGAAATGGTAAAAAAAATATTTGCTAAACGCAGTATGACTGATATTGAACAACTAGTTACAAAAAAACTAGACGAACATAATATTCAGTATTACCATCAATTTTTCCTTACCGACGATGGCGATACCTTTGCATATGACTTTAAAATTAAAGGACATCCAATATTAATTGAAGTAGATGGTGACTATTGGCACGGTGGTCCTGGTGTAGATATACATGTTCCGTTTTTAGCGGAGATACAAGAAAAAGATATTTTAAAAACTAAAATAGCCCAACAACACGGTTATACTGTATTACGTTTTTGGGGCAGTGATGTAAAAAAACGCCCCTTCTGGGTCATGCAACAATTATTATCACATATAAATCCTTCGTAAAAACATCCGATTAACATACTGTTTGATATTTATAGAAGAGTATTTTTTACAATGAGAATTATATGGCAGATACTACCTATTTTCAAATTGGGCAAGGTGAAACATTTACAGTATTGGTGCAATTGAAAAATCGCAGTGATAACAACACCCCATTGGATATTACTAACTATATATTCGCCGGCCAATTACGAGAAAATTACACCACGGATGAGGTTGCTGCAACCTTTTCGTTTGAAAAGATACTTCCGTATACATCTGGTAGTTTTTTTGTAAGACTATCGGCGGCAGATACGTTGTTGCTAACGCAACGTAAATACGTGTATGATATAAATTATACCAGCGGATCAATAATTCCCGCAGTTCGTCGTATTTTAGAAGGTGGGTTAACTGTAAGACCAACCGTGACTAGACAATAAATGAATAATATAAAGTTGGACATTCCTGACATTACCGTTGTAGTAGATAGCGGATATGCTATATCCGTCGATGGATCTGGTAGTTATTTTATCGTAGCCGATACCGCCACGTCTGCAATTACAGCCAGTTATGCACTTACATCAAGTTTTGCAGTAAGTGCACTTACATCAAGTTACGCACTAAATGCAACGGCTACAGTGCCTGCGGGAACTGTTTCCAGTTCACTTCAGTTTAATTCATTAACTCTTCCCTTTACTGGCTCCTTCACTGGGTCGTTTCGCGGCATTCTTACTGGCTCTACGTTTGGAACGGCCAGTTTTGCAGTTTCGTCATCGCGAGCAATCACATCATCGTTTGCAATCACATCATCGCGCGCAATCACTGCGTCATTTGTTGATTATACAAACATTGCAAATAAACCCACGTTGGTGTCCAGTTCCACGCAAATTAATACGGGTTCCTTCACGGGATCGTTTATCGGCACAGTAACATCTGCCTCTTTTGCAACAACAGCAAGTTATGTAGCGGGAGCAGTTGCAGATTGGAATACACTAGCAAATAAACCTGCAGGCATTGTTTCTAGTTCTACGCAAATTAATACAGGAAGTTTTAGTGGAAGTATAACAACCGCATCCTTTGCCACCACAGCAAGTTACGCACTAAATGCAACAACAACAGTGCCGGTGGGCACCGTTTCCAGTTCACTTCAGTTTAATTCATTAACTCTCCCATTTACGGGCTCCTTCACTGGGTCGTTTCGTGGGGTCCATAGCGGCTCTACGTTTGGAACTGCGAGTTGGGCTAACAACGTAACTTCGGCGTCCTTTGCAACCACCGCATCCGCAGCAACGTCCATTACGTTTACTCCATCAACTGCCTCCTTTGCAACCACCGCAAGTTTTGCACTAAACGCATCAGCGGCAGCAGCTGCGGGAACCGTTTCTAGTTCACTTCAATTTAATTCACTAACCCTTCCATTCACAGGCTCCTTCACGGGATCGTTGATCGGCACAGTAACATCGGCCTCGTTTGCAACATCAGCATCTTACGCACCCGGTGGCGGCACAACATTTCCTTATATTGGTACGGCGGTTATTAGTGGATCACTAATTGTCAGCAGCAGTGTTACTGCGTCAGCATTCAAGGGTGACGGTAGTCAACTTACCAATCTACCAAGTGGATTGGTCGTTATTGATTCTTATACGTTTGTTGGAAATGGTAGTGTATCTAATTATACGCTAAGTAACGTATATGATATTTCATCCTTAATTGTAACTGTCGGTGGCCTTACCCAAACAAGTATAATAGATTACACGTTAGCTGGTACAAACTTATCATTTTTAGTTGCCCCGGCATCGCAATCAAATATACTGGTTCGTGCAGTAGTAAATGCATCGACGGGGGCAGTTGGTTCATTTACCGGCTCGTTATTAGGTACGGCGTCTTTTGCAACCACCGCAAGTTTTGCACTCTCGGCATCTTACGCACCTGGCGGGGGTACAACATTTCCTTATACTGGCACCGCAGTTATTAGTGGATCACTAATTGTCAGTAGTAGTGTTACTGCGTCAGCATTCAAAGGTGATGGTAGCCAACTTACCAATTTACCAAGCTCATCGGTTGTTATTGATTCTTATACATTTACGGGTAACGGTGCTGTATCCAATTATACGCTAAATAACGTATATGACATTTCATCATTAACCGTAGTTGTTGGTGGTCTTACCCAAACAAGTATAATAGATTATACGTTGGCTGGTACAAACTTATCATTTTTAGTTGCTCCGCCATCGCAATCAAATATATTGGTTCGCGCATTGGTAAATACATCGGTAGGTGTAGTTGGTTCATTTACCGGATCGTTTACGGGTGATGGTACCGGATTAACGGGAGTTACGGCCACCGTATTTCCATATGTTGGGGCAGCAGTTATTAGTGGGTCATTGACCATTACGGGTAGTAACGCATTAAATATCACGGGGTCTGCCACAATACTCGGTGCATTTCAAGCAACGACAAAGAGTTTCAAAATTGACCATCAACGGTTATTGGGCAAAAAACTTATTTATGGTGTATTGGAAGGACCAGAACACGGTGTATATGTACGAGGACGACTAACAAAAAATAATATTATTCAACTGCCAGAAGAATGGGAATGGCTAGTAGATTCTGATAGTATTACCGTACAATTAACGCCAATTGCAATACAACAAGCATTATATGTACAAAACATTGAAAATAATACCGTAATCATTAATTCCAGTACACCAATTGATTGCTTCTATTATGTACAAGCAACTCGTAAGGATGTAAACACATTACAGACGGTAGAATGATATGATAATATATGCAGGAAGTTGCCCAACGGGCAATTTAACCAGCAATGGGTTAATTATGTCAATTGATATGGCAAATAGTTTTTCATATATAAACACTAACGGCAAAAGACGTAAGTAATAGAGGGGCAACTGGATTCATGCACAGTAGCAATTAATCCAAACATCGTGCGGCAATTATGATAATTTTACATGTTTTGTTGATATTTATAGAAGTGAGTTACCTTTCCTTTACTACAAGATAATTATGACGACAACAAAAATATCCGGTTTACAAATACTCGATAATACAGTATCGTCATCTATTATAGTAAATTTTGATGCGGAAGTAAGTAGGTCGATGTCATCGAGTGGGTTTAAATCAATGCCCCCCGGTGCAGTAAGTAGTTCTGCTCAAATTAACACCGGCTCATTTACGGGATCGTTCACGGGCACCTTAATTGGCACGAGTAGTTGGGCAAACAACGTTGTTTCGTCATCCTTCGCAACTACCGCAAGTTTTGCACTAAACGCCTCGGCAGCCGCAGCTGCGGGAACCGTTTCCAGTTCACTTCAATTTAACTCACTAACCCTTCCATTCACTGGCTCCTTCACGGGTTCGTTTCGTGGTGTCCATAGCGGCTCTACGTTTGGAACTGCAAGTTGGGCCAACAACGTAACTTCGGCGTCTTTTGCCACCACCGCATCGGCCGCAACGTCCATTACGTTTACTCCATCAACCGCCTCCTTTGCAACCACCGCAAGTTTTGCACTAAACGCAGCAGCTGCAGCTGCAGCAGGCACCGTCTCCAGTTCACTTCAATTTAACTCGTTAACCCTTCCATTCACGGGCTCCTTCACTGGGTCGTTTCGTGGGGTCCATAGCGGCTCTACGTTTGGAACTGCAAGTTGGGCTAATAACGCAACCTCGGCGTCTTTTGCAACCACGGCAAGTTTTGCATTAAACGCAGCAGCTGCGGCAGCAGGTACCGTTTCTAGTTCTGCGCAAATTGTCGCAGGCATTGCAAATCAAAATGTTATACTAGGTGTGGTTACTTCTAGTCAATTATTGGTACAAGGGAATATTACAGTGTCCGGCGCATCGGCATCATTTGCATCATTAGTAGTTAATACAACAACGCCTACACAAAAAATACATTTGAAAAGTGCAGTTGGTGTTGAAAATGGAACTACTGGAGGTAATACCGCAGACCAGATGATATTTGGATACGCAGGTAGTAACCTTACTCAATATAATCATAAAATCCAAACCGGACACGATGCACAAGCTGCGTTGAATAGAATGGATTTCCTTATTGCAGATAGTTCAACTACATGGAAAACACCTTTACAATTAAGACATGATACTGTAATTGTATCGGGTTCACTAAATGTATCTGGAAGTTTAAATGTATCTGGAAGTTTAATTGTAACGGGTTCAATCCGTGGTGCTCTTACCGGCTCTATGTTTGGAACTGCAAGTTGGGCTAACAACGTAACCTCTGCGTCTTTTGCAACCACCGCATCCGCAGCAACGTCAATTACGTTTACTCCGCAATCGGCGTCATTTGCAGCCACAGCAAGTTTTGCATTAAACGCAACAACTGCCGCGGCAGGAACCGTTTCCAGTTCACTTCAATTTAACTCACTAACCCTTCCCTTCACTGGATCATTTACAGGATCATTTGTTGGCACTCACACGGGATCATTGTTTGGAACCAGTAGTATTGCAACCACATCAAGTTATGCAGTATCGGCTTCTTTTGCACCAACAATACTTCCGTCTGGTGTGGTATCTAGTTCTGGACAGGTATCGTATACGGGACTTTCCAGTATACCTGCAAACATTGTTAGTAGTTCTGCGCAAGTTACGGCATTCTTACCAACGGACACGGTTTCCAGTTCATTGCAAATTAACACGGGAAGTTTTAGTGGTAGTATAACA